GGCTGAAAGTTATCCACGTTGCCCCACGTAAGCGTTACATTGATCGTATCCGCAATATCCGTTACCACGGCGAACCCCTGCGTGAACAGCGGCACCCCGTCCTGATACAACGCCGCCGGAAGTCGTACATACGGAGCGTCAACATCCACATCCGGGCGGGCTGCCTGACCTATAGCCCGCATATTGGCAGGCGTAGGCGGCAGCGCAATATTGTAGGAACGGTTCGACTGGATGCTGTCGAGGCTCGAAAATATCGGACTTTGATAAAGCAGGGTTACGACCTCGTCGCTCGAAAGGTCGCACAGAATATCGTTGATGTATAGTTCGTAGGTTGTCATAGATATTCGTATCTTACTATTTCAACGACCAAATCTTGCATCGGCGCGCCCGTGTCTTCGGATTCCGAATCTTCAACCATGAAACGCACCCAATTGCCCGCATCCGGGTCGTACATAAACAAATCCTGACATCCGAGGATCGTGCGGCACAAGTTGAAAACATCCCTTTCAACAATGCGACTATGCAAGGTATAGCGTTTGGCCAGCGTCTTGTTCTGCACGTCGCGAGGTGTCAGCGTATCGTCGAGTTGATGATAAGTATATTCCACAGACATTTCGTCGGTTTTAGATTCCTGCGTCCATCGGTATAAATAGGGGATACCGGCAGCATCCGTCCATTTCAAAAATATCCCCTTGGTGCAATAATCGTAGTAAGTTCGTATCTCCGCATTATAGTCTGTCGGGGTGGCTCCCACAGCAAGCGGCTTGCCAAAGTCTTCAGATGGGATTTTTGCCGGATCAAACGGGATGATGGGAGAAAATGCCGAATTTCCGATGTATTTCTCTGTTGTTGTCGAGGAGGGCGTAAGCACGAAAAGCTCGCCCGTTTGTTTCGGGAAAAATAGCGACTGCTCGAATCCTGCGTTCGGATAGACCACAATGCAAGGGGCAGCGGGATAGAATTGTGAAATATTTTCCCCATCTCCCCATCCGGGGAGAATCTCTCGGTCTGCAAATCCGGGGACTGCGTAAAGAGCCGGTCCAGCATGGTTATATTCGGAGGCAGTAATTGCATAGGTGATTAAATTCGATTTGGTTCCTTGAATCAGACTTTCGCATATTCGCCCAACAGGGAATACCGCCACACCTTTGTCGTTAGTTTTGCGTGTCAAGGTGATAGACCGAGTGAATGTCCAATCGGGCCTTCCTGTCAATTTAAGGGACACGTCTATATTCCCCTTTTGGGAGAGCAGTTCAACCCGAAAATACGCAAAACGGCCCCGGGTCTCGAAGATATCCTCTGGGCGGGTTACCTTGAATACGTCATTTGTGTGCAATATCATAATTCTATCGTCGCATCTAATAGTTGATAAATGGATGTATCGAGTTCCTCTGTTATTTTTTTGCTGATTCTATCGACAACTTCGGGCAGTAAGTCTTTCATTATCTCCGTTCCTCCGCCCTCTTGATAAAGCACGCTTCCGTGATCCCAGACGCTTGAAGCGACGCCATATGCGTTTATCGATCTTGGGTCAAGGTTCCATCTCGATTCTTTAACCCGCGCCCACCGCTCTATCGCGTTCCGGAATGCCTCGAAGCTGCCGAACTCCTCTTGCACATCCTGTGGGGAACTTCCTTCGTCGATATTCTTGATGCCTTTGCGCCCGACAAATGAGACCGTAAGTCCACCATTTGTAGCTTCATGGATGGTTTTAAGGCTTTCAGCCGTTGCGCCGGTCGTCTCCTCCGGAACGTTCAGGGCGTTGACATCGGCGCCGCTGTTGGTTCTCTTGGTCATTATATTGAAGGCGATCTGCTCGGCCAGCGGACCGAACTCGTCTTCACAGATGGCGATGATCCGCTCGGGGCTGAATATCTCCTCTATTTGCCGGATGGTGGGCATATCAGCAGATGTTATAGGTCATCGTAGCGCTTAGGGTTACGCCGGCCACCAATACGTCGAATTTGCCGTAAAAAGGCGTCGCGTTGGCCACAAGCTCTACTTCGATACCCATCGACCGCATCCGGTTGATAAATGCAAAGGCGCGTTCTTCCATCTTTTCGACGATTGGCTGCACTTCGGTCTCCGTGTCCGGCTCCGCTTTCCCGAGGGCGTCGCAGAAATAGAGCGTCGTCGTCCGGCGTCGCATGTCCGACATCTGTGTTTCGGAAATCGTCTCGTTGAACTGACGGAGCAATACGGGGTATTGCTTGACATCGTCCATCAGGTAGTTTGCTTCGGCTATCCGGGCGTACATATAGGAGCACAGTCCCTCCGCCTCGGCGCACTCTCTGAATATCTCGTTGATGCTTTTTTTCATCGTCTCCGTCTCCCGTTAGATTTGTTCGCTTCATAGATGGCTCGCTGTTCCATGTTGTCGCACTTGCAGGCTTCGAATGCTTCGTATACTGTCGCCCACGGCGTATTCCATGCTTTATTCATATCTACGGCGCCGTTCATTATCTGGCAGTATTTGCGGCAGACGGCAACAAGACCGCGATTGGGTCGCTTGACACGCGCTTTCATCTCGGCGGCCGTGAGGGGCATTTCCAGCTTTTCCCACGATTTGCCGATACCTTCCAACCCTTTCTGTATGGCAATGAAATAGCGCTGGGCACGGATGAACCGGAGGCGTCCGATTTGCTCCTCGTCTATGCTGAACCCCGCGTTCCAATCCGGATTACCGTCAACGCCTATGCGGTTGAACTTCACGAGCCCGAGCATCACACCGAGCACGATGCAAAAATATTCGTATGACGGCTTACGGGCTTCGATGGCGTTTAGTTCACCCATCGTGATCCCGGCGATGTCCCGAACGGGCAGACGTTTGTCGAACCACATCCGGCGTTTTATAGGCACAAACTCGGGTTCTGGTAGGTCTTGGATGGTTTTGACGATACGTTCGGTACCCATGCTGAATAATGCACGGTTGCGCATCACAACATCACTAACCGTATCTTTGGGGGTTATCTTCATAGGTTGTAAGTATTGATCGGTTCGAATATCTCTGCGTAAAAGTCCGGGCACAGCTTAACATTGTCAACGATGCGGATGATCTCTCGGCATTCGTCTACCATATCGTTCCACACGCGAACGAGCCGATGCGTCGGGGATGTCCGGGTACTGCTTTCGGTGTTCTTCAACTTTTCCCCGGCAACGGTGTTGAATGTCATATGGTCGCGCGAGTAGTAGAAATAGATATACTTGGCAATTACGGATGTCCCCTTGTCCGGTTGAGCCAGCAGCGCCACAATGACCGGGTAATCCTCGATATTGTCGGCGACATCCGACCCCAGAAGCATTCGCAGAAACCGAGGTTCGTATTTGGCGATATATGCCTGGATGTCGCTTATGATTTTGGGGGCAGGTCCGGCGGGTTTACCGTCGCTCTTGGTCTCTATTCCCGCAATATATGTCTCGGGATAGGTGAAATATCGCTCGTCTAAGATCATGGTATTTTATTTGAAGATAGGGGCGGCGTGTTGCCGCCCCTATCCGGTTACTCCTCCAGGGCCTTTTTATAGAACCCTTTGGCGATCATCATTTCCGCAGTTGCCCGCGATTTGATGAGTATTTCGCCCTTGTTGATCCCATCATGCGCTCTAATGACTTCGACGCGCATGACGTTGGCTTTAAGGGCGCGACGACCGCGCCTAACGGGGGCGCGTGTCATAGCTGCTTCATCTTTCGCTTTCATGGGTTACTCGGTCGGTCCTGCTGTTGCTTCCTCGATGGCGGCCAGAGCGGTGTTGATGTCGGCGACATAGATATTCGCTTTCATATCCGGCCGTGTAACGAGGGCTTGCCCGCGATACCACAGCCACAGACGATACGAATCCGTCTCCGGGACGCGCTCGATCTCCATAGTGATATTGCGCTTGTCGTGCAGCTGGAGCGTCGTGGAATCGAGCACGACGAGCTCCGAGGCCGAGAGTTTCGGGGTCGGGATAATCGTCATGCCATGCACCGACAAGGCCCCATTGGGCAGCACCGTGATGTAGTCGCCGAGGGTGTTCTTCAGCGTGCGCATCTTGAATTCGGTGGCATAGTTCATCAGCACGTAATTCGGAGCCATCGAATCGTTGGTCCCGACCTTTGCCTGCGTTTTCATGGCGAGGATCAGGTCGGCGATGTTCGGTGCTGACACGCTGGTTGCCACACCCGCCGTCGTTGCATTGAATGCCGTAACGCCGGATGCTTTCAGTCCGTAGATGTGTTTGGGCTTGGAGGCATCCACGCCGTCACCGTCCCACAGCAGAGAATCGAGTTTGGCTGCGATCCCCTGCTGGGCCTTCGTCTGCGCCCATGCCAGGAAGTACCCGAAATCTTCGGCGCTCTCAGCCGAGAAAGGAAGCACGGAACCGAGTTTTGCCAGCTCACGGTATTTGCCCGTAAGCGTGGCGGTGTCGGTATTGGTGTGCTTTGTCATCTCCTCTGCATACCCGGTGCCGTCGGTGTAGGAAGCATCGTTGTACATGATGCGGTTCTTGTCGTCGGGCACATTGATGCGCGTGAAGAGTTGCACGAACGCATTGCGGGGGCTGGCGTCTGCGTAAATCTTCGTCGTCAGCACGGTGCGGTTGGGGTCTCCGTTCGTCACGGCCGACGTGTCGAGTTTGAGCGCGAACTCACCCGTCGATACTCTGCCTCGTCCGTTCCGCATATCCTTATATGCGGCGGCGAACTCTTCCGATTTCAGCACCTCTTCCATAGCGGCGACCAGCGTTTTGTGTCCCTCCTGCTTGGGAGCGCCTTTCTTCATCGTGGCGATCTCGACGCCTTGGGCTTTAAGCGCGCCCTCCAGTTTTTCGATCTTCGCCGGCGACAGCCCGAGTTTCTCGAACTCCTCCTTGACAGCCTCGACGATCTCGTTCTGTGACTTGATGCCTGCCACCATCTCCTCGAACTGCCCTTTGATATAATCTCCGAGCGCGTTCAGGCCCTTTTTCTCGTCCTCGCTGAACTCTACGCCAGCGGGAAGCACAAATGGTTTAATCTCCATTCTTCTTTGTGTTTTTTTTGGTTAATTGATATGTGAACCTATTTTCCCGAACATATTTTCAGTGAGTGGTTTCCCCGGCTCGGCTGCGTTCAATGTCTCGATGATTTGCTTTTTGATCTTCATTTTCTCCTCCAATGACGCCGCATTGAGAGCATCGCTCATAACCTTGATGGCGTCCGGTAAACTCTTCACAGCACCGACGAATGCCGTTTCTTCGTTGGCTCCGGCAGTAACGACGGATATTTCATGCAACACGACTTCCTTAACGATGAACGCGTCGAGGGCTTCGTCATATTCCATTTTGTCCCATACGTAGTTGAATCCGAACGAGAACTGATTAATATCGCCGTCTTTGAGCTGGAACCACGCGCGCTTTGCATTCGGCACCGCGTCGAAGTTGCTCAGCTTAACTTCTGCATATGCACCGTCTTCACGCTCTTCGATAGACAGTATCCGGCCGATAGGGTCGGCGAAATCATGTTGCCATACGAACGCGATTTTGCGGTTTGTGGCCGATCCCGGGCCCCTGTCGTTAATGGACTTGGCGAAGCATCCTTTGATAAGAATATCGCCCGCGCTGTCCTTGTTGCCGAAATTGGCGAACTTCACGAGGATAATATGCTCGTCCTCGTTCGCAATGTCCGCTTTTGTCACGGCGAACTCTTTGCGGCAAGTGTTGCCCATTGCCGCCCGGCGCGCTTCTATTTGCTGAGATAAGTTCATGTTATACGATATATTTCAAAAGTTCTGTTTTAGCCTGCTCCGTAGTCATCAGACCTCCGGACACGGCGTTATTCAAGGCATTTACGAGATTGGTCATGCCCGCCGCCTGTTCGCGCTTAGACTCTTGGAAGAGTTCAAGATGATCGTAGTAGGGCATCACCTTGAAATCCTCAAAGCCATATATCCTGTTGAGCACGGAGAATATATTATTTGCCTCGGGGATTATCGCGTCGTTATATAATATCGTTTTCGCTTCTTTGGCGTTGGCGTACGTTGAACCCTCTACGTCGAGCAGCACGCTCGGCACTTGGTAGATGTCCGCGATTTCCTTCTTGCAGGCTTTCTGTACGTCTGTCAGTCCCAGATCGGTAATCGTTGACGATACCGGACTTACGGCAGCATTCATGGACGTGATCGCGTATTTGAATTGATCGGCCCGGATGCCGTACTTTCTGAATGCCTGTTGTATGTTATTCTTCTCCGACTCTGTTTCCGGCAGCCGAGCATCTCGAATAATATCGCCGCTTCCGGATGTCAGCGAGATAATAGCCAGCATACCGCGGTTGATCATCAGTTCATGCACCGCTTCGTAGGATGCTACGAAAGTATTCACCGGCTTCTGTAATGATACCATTCGGGAGATGTTGCCGCCGCAAGCATTGAGATCATAAGAGGCATCTCTAACGATGAACATATCTTCTTTGGCTATCTTCATCGAAGACCCGCAAATGGTCACCGTGTAATCCACGATATCCGCATCGGGCATGAACGATAACGCCGGAGATATTGCGGCATTTTCCGTGACGCAAAGATTGGGGACAACGAACAGCTCGAAAGCTTCCGGAAGCCCCACCGATTCCATGCGTACGATATAGGCTTTGCCGAAAATCTGCGTCATGGCCTCGATGTGTGCCACGAAGTCCGCGATGCCCTGCACGCCATTAGGATGCGACATGGTCCGCACGGCGTCCGGTCGTTCGAGGTCTTCACCATCTTCCGTGGTGGCTGCAAGACGTAGATTCTTAATTGCCGCGCATTTCTTCGAGATTACAGACATCAGCGGCGAGCAAAGTGCGTATGCTTTGGCTTGTCCCGCTTTGCCCCTGGTGTCGATCGTCCCCACGGTTTCAGTTGATCCCTGAAATACCGGAGGTACGCCGATGTAGCTCAATGTCGATGCCGGCAAATTTGAGGCTGTATTATTGCTTTTCCTGCGTATTTCGTAGCCGAATAGATTCATTATGCAGCTATTTGAATAAGATTCTTGAATTCAGACTGAACGGCATATCTGGCAGCGTCCCATAGATGGTTGAATTCGTCGTGCGGGTAGTTTATGGCGATGCCGTTCACCGTCTCCCACACGTACGAGTTTGCTTCTATCTGCATGTTGCGCGAACGCACGCAATGTATCTTGCATCCTTTCATGGACGTGATGCCATCCATGACAGACCCCGGGTATTTCCGCACGGGGATGACCGTAAGCCCTTTAATGCGCATTGCGGTTATCATGCTTTCGGGGGATTTGGCATATTTGTCGGCGCTATCTGCATAGCATCGGGATACTCCGTTTGTGAAGTGCGGCGAAAGCGCTGCATACAATTTCGAAGCGTCGGCGATAGGCTGATATATCAGCTCCTGCAAATAAAGATGGTTCGGGGCGCGGAATCCGACACGTACGCAGGCCGTGGGGTCTGCTGTGAATCCGAAGTCGAGGCCCAATACAACGCGTTCGATGTCTTCGGGGAATTCGTCGATCCAGTCGATGTCGGGGAATATCAGCCCCTCCTGCGCGGCACGTACTCCGAGGCCGTACACTTTCCAGCGCCATTCGTCGGCAGTTCCGGCGGCGATATTCTCGGGTGTGGGTTCGTATCCTTCGATTGTGCGGCGAACACCCGCCGGGCAGAAGGGATTATCCTTGTACGTCGTGTGCGTGAAAATAGTATCCGGGGCGCCTTCCAAATGAAACGCCCAATGCTCGGTATATTTGGGGTTCCAGTCGCCAATGACCATCCGCGTGCAACGCATGGTGATATTGTCGAATTGCGCACGGCTTACACCGTCGAGCATCTCGTTGAAATATACGATGTCGCAGTCGTGGCCCTCTTTGACATCCATTTTATCGAGACCCCGGAAACGAATCACGCTATCCTTGATGCGATATTCGGGGAGAATGTTTTCGCCACGCATACAATCGGGATCGTATACGCCGCGTAATTGCAACTTCTTGCGGAAGTCGTCCAGCGTCTTTTCCTTGCAATCTTGAAGCGTGGCCCGATAACAGTATATTTTAAGAGGTACGGACGATGATGCGCAGATGTCATACAGAAAGTCTGCCGTGTCGAAAGTTTTTCCAGATCGGGAACTTCCCTCGTCGAAGATACGGACGACGGCGCCGCTCCCGTCGTATAGCTGGTAGAGGTACATTTTGACTTTGTAGGTCTTGCCTCTGTATGTTACGGGATCGGGCGTCATTCCTTTACTGTCATTTTGCCGATGGACTGGATGATCTTGGCGGCTTCTGGATCGAGGACCACGGAAATAGGCTGTATTGCGGCCGTTATCGCCTTGCCGTTGGTTGTCACGTCCTGGCGGTCGGCAAGATGCAGAACACGCGACGCAATCGTCGAGTTGTACTGCTCACACATAGCCCCCTCCAACTGATCGGATTCGATTCGCGCGCGCACGCGCGCACACACGCCAAAATATTCCTCTTGTTCCTCAAAGTTTCTAAAGGTTTCCGGAACAATTCCTGCAAATACGGCAAAGCTAGATAGTGTCAGCGGTCGTTCGTAAGGTACGGGAATAACAGAGCCGTCGGCCAATACCCTGTTGCTGTATCGTGGATTCGCTTTCACCCATTTTGCATACTCCTCGAACTTGACTTCAAGAGCTTCGGGGGTATATGCACGAGGGCGGCCCACTTTGCGGGCGGGCTTGCTGTCGAGTGTCTTATTGGGTCCTTCCGTTCTCTTTGCCATAGAAAAAGGGTCTGCGGCCGGATGAATAGCCACAGACCCTCGTTCCCAGGAAACCTACTACCAACAACGTGTCCTTTCGTCGTTAAGATTCGCGGATGCTACCGCTCGTCTTGTCTGTGGGCTATATCTTCATAGCCTTACGATGCAAAGGAGCGAACCCTCGGCACATTGTGCAATAGTTTGACGAAAAATTTTCAGATTTTTTGAAAAAATGTTTTGCATATTCAAATTAAATGCTTATATTTGCAATACCAAAACAACTAAACAAGGCCGACGGGCCATAAGCGGCAACTATGAAAAACTTTATCAATTCTTACGATCGCGTCAAAGGAGCCATTGAATCGGGCAAGGCTATCAACATCTTCAACATGGTAGACGGCGACTACGTCGGCATGGGCGAATTCGAATATTCGGACGAAGCCATGATCGTTCTCGAGCTCGTCGCCAAGAATGGCGAAGGATTCGTCGTAGACATCTGCAATCGTGTTCTCGAATCAATAAATGTCGGCAAGGCTATCACGTTATCCGAAAAACAGCGTTGGTGCATCGCTTTCGCGGCGAATAAGATTTCGACGGACAAAGTCGATGAGCTGCACACAGCCGATGCTGAATTCATCGCTATGGTCGAATCTGAAGAGGCTGTTGAAAATACGGCACATAATAACGAATATTTTGAAAACATGGACGACAATCAATTTATTTCCATTCGTTCGCTTCTGAACCGAGCCGAAGCCGGTGAAACTATCTCCTCCATTAAACTGTCTGATGCCGGTAAATACGCCTCCAACGCGAAAGGTGATATGCTTATCAATACGGACATCTTCTTCTCGTCGCGCGTATATGCATACAGGGCCGATGACCGGCTGGTTAAGATTGGGAAAAAGACGCTTAATGTCGATGAGCTGCGCCGGCAACTCGAACGGTTCATCGGTAAAGGATCCGCCGTCGTTTGCATAGGCGGCAAATGCCTTCGTGGCGAAATTACAAAATAGCTCAATATGAAAGAGTACCCCGCATTTATTATCGATAGAAGTCGCCGTTCGGAATCGTCCCGTTTTTCCGACGACTTCATCGTCTGCACCGATCGGGAGGTCGGGTTCATCGCCAGAGTATACAAACTTCCCAAATCACGCCGTGCAGAGTTCGAGCAGAGCATCGCCTGTCTATCCGAATCGCAAATAGATAACCGATACTATTTTGCCATCATTGGAAATGTATTGTGCGTGCTGGAGGTCGTGCGAATGTTGCATGAGCCTGTTGCGCATATCAACAGACTTCGGCCGTTGATGAAGAAGGCTTTCAAAGCCTACATACACGGCGAAGAATCAGCCGTTCGACGGGACGGTCAGCCGTATGACGATCAGATAGCCGCTCTTGACGACATCCTGCGGATGGCAAAGTCGCAACGGTCACGCATGGTCGATATGAACGGTGAAGCGGCCACGGAACGATTTACAAGCGCGATTCAGTCGGCCCGCGATTCCGTTGCCTTGCTTCAAAAAATCACACAACATGAATAAGGATGCATCAAAACGGGGCGGTGCGCGCCCGGGCGCTGGGCGCAAATGTAAAGGCAGTGCGCCGTCGGTCACTGTAAGCTTGCGCCTCCCCCCGGAATTGCGAGACGAGTTGCGCGCGTTTCTGAAATACCGCCGGATGACCGCCGCACAGTTCGTGGAGGAAGGCCTATGCATCCACCGTAAACCCGATGCGAAGTCTTGATCCCCACCGTAAACCCGATGCGAATAGCCCGGGTTTTAATGGGATAGATTGTTCAAAATGTCCGTGTTTTTCTCGGGGAGAAAAACAACTTTAAAGCGGTTTATTGTTCAATATGTATAAAAAATCCCCGAGCTCGTGGCCAGGGGATCGGCAAGTCTTCAAATATTATTTGCGCATCTGCTGATTCTTTGGGATAGGTCGAGCAGGGCGTTGCGCAATACCTCTTTCTCCGCTTCGTCGAAGTCATCCGGTTTCCCATTATTCATGCCATTCATTTTGTGATAGAGCCAAGACCGCGATTTCCCGAAGTACTTTTCCGATATTTTGGCCCAAGATACGTCCAGCAGGATGTCAGACATCTTCTGTTTTACTGTCTCCCGATTTTGTTTTACAATGATTTCCATATTTGTCTTTTTGTGCCCTCGACCATTGGCCGAGGGCTGGTTGTTAGTCACGTTCCAATAATTCTTGTAGGATCATCTCGATATACCATTCTTGTTCTTCTTTCCCGTTGGGATAGGCTTTGTGGTAATTGCGTATAGATTCGATCAAATCCCACTCTTTTTCTGTTAGTTCGACATTCATATCGTTTGTTTCTTTTCTGTAATACAAATATAATACACTTTTGCGTATTATGCAAATTTATTGCGAACAAAATAATAAAAAACGCCCCGGCAGAAGTCGGGGCGGGAGTGGGTAGGGTGGGTTACCAATCTTCTGTATCATTAGCAGAATTGGCGGTTAAATTGTTATGAACATCTTTCTGAATCTGAATTAGTAAGCGATTGCAGCAGTCTATGATAGCTCGGCGATAAAACCCCTCTCTTGCTGTTTTCATTTTACCATTGGGTTTAAAACACGTCTCATAAGTCAGTTGTTCTGCTGGCCAATCCATTGGATTCGTGTATATATTATTTACAACACCTCCGGGGTAATGTCCCTTTATTTGATATATATCAATTTTATAGCGATTGTCTTTTGTTTGAATTTTAAGGGAGAACCATACCTGTGCATCCTGTACAGTCCCCATCAATCCTCTTGATGGTTCTTCGGCGAACCCCTTTACTATAACAATCCCGGATTCAGGGTCATCTAATTGGATGACATCTTTTGCCGAATTAAATATATCCGTTATGCACAATTTTACCGAATTATATAGAGCTTTCTTGTCATGCCTTTCCTCGTGAACAACTTTGGAAAAGACGACCTCGCCTTTTTCGTTAAACGGCATTTGCCCTTTCCCGTATCTTTTTTGATCCGCCTCTTTATCGACTTGCGCCCAAATAGGGGGCGCAAATAAAACCAAAGAAATAGTAAGTAAAAGTTTCTTCATGGTGTTTAATTTTTGGTTTATACAATTTGCCCCCCCCCGGATACTCGGAGAGGGGCATTTTTGTTTAGTGCTATTATGTGTGTGCTTTGGCGTACGGCTCCAGCTCTCCTCCGGTAGGCATTAGTCTAATTAGAACACCTTTAGCCCTCTTTTTTTAGGGCGACTTCGCCCTTGTTTTTAGCCCTCTCTTCTCGGAATAGATCAAGTAGTACCCCATTTTGCCGAATTAGCTCCTCGTTTTGTCGAAGGACTTGGTCTAAATACTTCTTCATAGTGTTTGAATTATTTAAGTCAGCTTCCGAAAGTGTTGCGTCTTCTCCTCCTTGACTGACAGGTTGGTCGGTATTTTTGAGCATTGACCCTTCGCCGGTCAATAACCAATTTTTGTTTAGTGCATTGTTTAGGTTGCATAAACGCACGACAAAATCTTCCGGCCTTTTATCTGGGTTGTTGACTACTTGGGAGAATGCGGATTTATTGGAATAGCCCATTAGAAGACCTATTCCTTCTTGAGTTTTAGCAATGCCGCTACCTATAAGCCATTTTATGGCTTTTTTTATTCTCTCAGTATCAGTCATTTATAAAATGTACCTAAAAATAGTTTGCTTTTCGTTTGGATATATACTAAACAAAGTTTATATTTGCATTGTGGAATTGAACTACACCGCAAAGGTACAGAGTTATACTCCACAAAACAATGTAAAGATATATAAAAAACATTGAAACAACCAAATCCGAAAGGGCAAAATAGTGTGCCAATAGGGTTTACAAACGTTCTTTGAATGGATACAACCATTACTGTATTAACGATTTTGCAAGTGCTAAATGTCGTATTATTGGTAGCGGCAATATGGCTCAGGCTCGACGCGCTGCGCATACGGCGTAGACGTTTGACTGTATTAAAAGAGATTAGAAAGATACAGAATAAGCGCCTTGACCATCCTTTCATGGCTGGACGAAGCAATAACGGAATACCAATCCTATAACCATTAATATAAACGAAATATATGCAACCATCTCACAAACCGAAAAGAACCTCGATATTTCGACGCGTGAAATTATTTTGCATTCGCCGTCAACGATCAAAGCGTCGTCGGCAGGAATCAAAAGTGTTTCTTTTAAGTCATCAAATCGTTCTTCGATTCTGTGCATTACCTGACTTGTGGCGCGAATATTTTGATACAGAGCGGCCGAAAGAGCAAGCAGACATATTCCGTTCAGCAATACTGTCGCAATGCTTATCCAATATGTGCAATCCGGATAGCAAGCATGTATGCCACCCGGATTGCCCGATATGGGCCGCCCTAATGAGCAAACCAAAGTCAGAATAGTAGCCGACGCAACAAACATAGTGGAGTGGACGCGGTATTTCCATACGGCGAGCTCGTCAAAGTAGGCGTTACGGTCCCTGATAAGTGCATCGGCGTACCTGATAACGAGTTGGCCCCGCGGGCTTAACGGTTGCATGATTAGTTCTTTGATGTTAGGTTTTTTATGGTTTCGGAAAGGTTCTCGATGGTGCGCTGCTGGGAGGCAACCAAAGCCAGCAATGCGGGAACCGTGGGAGCGGGGGCGACGTTGGAGTCGTCGATAACGTAATCGTCAATGTCGGCATATCGACTGCATAATATGTCCATATGCTCAGGCGTAAATCCGTCGCCGTTCTTCTCCATTCGAGAAATGCGGCTTTGATCCATTCCCAACATATTTGCGAGTGCCGCCTGTGTTAACCTTTTGTCTTTTCGAAAACGTTTGAAATCAATCATATACAAAGGGACTATTAAAAAACCTATAAAAATATGAGCATAAAATTTGCATAATTAAAATAATATGTACATATTCGCATTGTGATACACGGCAAAGGTATAGTTACCTGCCGATTATTAAAATGTAAAAATATACAAAAAAACAATAATAACAATGAATCATTCACAAGAAGACATCGAGCGTTGTGCCTTTGTAAAGGGTTACAACGTCATCCGCGCCCGGAGAAAAGGCCGGGACCTTGCCAGCATTGCTATGGATGAGATCAGCCAGGCATTGAAAGAAGGCGGCCTATGCGACAAAGCGTTCCACAATCGCAAATACGGCTATGTGAACCATACGCCCACAGAACGGGAAAAGATCGAACAGATATTTACCAAATGGGGAGTATCCGATCCATGGGGGCTGGCTTAAGACTATGAAAACTGACGCCATACTGAGCAAACGCGAACGTGAGGTGATGAACCTCGTCGTGCTGGGCTATTCGGCCCGCGAGATCGCAGAACGGATGAACGTGATCTACCAATGCGTAGCGAACCACCTCCAGAGCATCTACGACAAGACAGGGACGAAGCGGACCTTGCAGGCATTGGTTACCTGGTATTTCACGCAGAATTTCGGCATCACGCTCAACGTGTCCGAGATGACCCGACGCGTCGGGGCCGCGGTTCTGCTGTGCCTGTTCTCGGTGGAGGTGTTCAGTACGGATTTCGAATGTCGCAGGTTGCGCAATCCCCGCCGAAGCCGAGGCTTCCGGGTGGAAGAGCTGATAGAGAACTAAACCAACAACACAACAATATGAAAACGAATTACGAAGAGGTGAAAGACAGCCTTCTGTTTTTTGGAAAGAAACATTTGGCCTGCCAATATGAATATAAGCGTCTTTATGCGGCTGAAAGTGTCGAGGCGGTTATGGCAGTCGTTAAAGATAATTTCTCATGGTGTTGTCAATTCTACGATTTTGCCGATGTTCTTTTGGCATACCGGGATCAGTTCGCCGAACATAAAATATGGATCAACACTTCTGTTGAAATTAAAGAAGGGGTTGGTTGCCTGTTGACTACGGAAGGCGAATTCAACGCCCGGAGCTGGGGAACCTCGACGATCAACGCCGAGAGCTGGGGAACCTCGACGATCAACGCCCGGAGCCGGGAAACCTCGACGATCAACGCCCGGAGCTGGGGAACCTCGACGATGATTATCCCTACTTCGGCTATCGAATGCCAAGTAAACGATAAAAGCATCGCACGGTATATCCAAGACAATAGAGTTGTATTCGCGGATGATTCTATAAAATTCGAGAAGCAGGGATAGTAACAAGGAGTGCGTGGCAGGTTGGCAATACCTCCGCATAACTAACGGAAGGAGATGTGAAGTAAAGCACCATCTACGCAGGTTCGAATCCTGCCGCACTCCCAAGATAGCATCCCGCAAGGGTTAGGGGTTTGATCGCTGGCAATAACCCCAGCTGCAAGGCAGAAAGCGATCCGGCAGTCGGAGCCACACCATTCCGACCGACGCCTGCAACGTACTGCACTATGTGCCGCCATTGAGAAGATGCGGCCGCGAGTAAGCAAATAGCCGAAATGCGCGAAAGACTGGCATAGGACCCGAAGCTGCGATGATATGAGCGGCGAGGACCACCGGGATAAATTGAATGCATATTATGCCCGGTGTGGTTTGAATGTACCTATCCGGGCTCCAATGCGGGTTTTGTGCACACGTTCTTTCTGTCCATTTGCGATTTAAGCTTGTAGTCATTTGCGCAATCCCGCTTTTATGCCCTGATGGCGACCAAATAGATAACCGGCTTCGGCTGGCGTATACCACTATTTATTCGGCGAGCCTTGTCTTCGATGGCGTCAGGGCACGAATACCTTAAAATTTCAAGACTATGGAGAATTTAAAAAAGCCACAGGCTCGCATATTGGCCTACTTCATCAGAGGAGGAACGCTGACCGTGTGGAAAGCGATGAGCAAATTTGGCACGACGGAGCTGCGGAAGATTGTCACGAGGCTCCGGCGCAAAGGCTACATCATCGTTGGCGATTGGTGTTACAGCCACGACGCAGACAGAGGGCGGGTTGTCCGCTACAAAGAGTATCATATGGTCGTTAACCCTGAAATTGCACAAATATGAAAACCGAGACATTCAAGCCCCGGAAATTTCTGGGTATTGACTTCACTCCGCGAAAGAGATACCGCGCGGAGATCGAACGGCTTGAGCGAGTAAATGCGGACATCCGTCGGAGCTTTGCTGAAGGCGAGAAAGATCGCAATAATCTTCTGAAAAAGTGCGCCGAGGAACGCAACCTGCGTATTGCCGTCGAACTCGATCTGATGAAATATACCCGGAAGCGAGGCGCCGACGGGCGTTTCATCAAAGAATAAGGCGTATTAACGCCTCCTTTCTTTATCCATCATTGCACGTCGCCCGCCATCCGTGAGGCCCGCGGGCGATATTTTGAGCTATGGTGTAACGGTAACACATCTCCCTTTGGAGGAGGCGCTTCCGGTTCGACTCCGGGTAGCTCAACAGGGGAGCGATCCCCACGTTGTTAGTTTGATCGAAGGGTCATTCAATCAACGGAAGCGAAAGAGGGTATATCCCTCGACAATCCGAGGCCGCGTGAAAGAAGTAGCAAGGCCGAGGCGGGTTAAGCTCACGAAACGGGCAAAGAACGCAAACCGGCGGCGCGGAAGCCGTGTCGCCACCGCGGGGGATCGTCGTAAGTCCCCCGCATTTTTTGAAATAAACAATCATCTATTATATGCAGAGTTATATCAATGAGCTTAAAGAAAAGGGTCTCGTGCCCTTACGGCTCGATAGAAACACGGTAGTCTTGGTTCCTCCGGAGAAAGCCAATGAGAAATACAAGGCGCGCTACCTCAAAAATGCCGAGAGGGCGCGGAGGATGGCAACGCATTTAGATTAGTTATGAATTACGGATTACCTTATAAGGGTTCTAAGAATAGTATTGCGAAATGGGTTATTTCGAATCTTCCCGCGTCGCATACGTTCGTGGATTTGTTCGCCGGAGGATGTGCGGTAACTCACGCTGCCATATTGTCTGGTAAATTCGGACGTTTCATTGCAAACGATATTACGGAATATCCCCAAGTCTTCCGTGATGCCATCGATGGGAAATACCGGAATGAATGTCGATGGATCAGTCGGGAGGATTTCTTCCGTCTCAAAGATGACGACCCCTACGTGCGTCTTTGCTGGAGCTTTGGGACTGGTATGCAGACATATCTATATGATCCGGAGGTTGAGCGGTTCAAGAATCACCTGCACGCGGTATTTTTCGCGGGAACGCCCACGAGCGCGCGGTTGGCATGGAAAGGATTTGTCCGGGAATTTGCAAAAGTCCGTGATGAAATAGGAGAGCTGACGCAAAAGGTGCTGAAGTTGTGCGCAGCGTGCGACGTGGCACCTCAATACAATGCGGACGGCACATTGAATACAAAGGCGATACATACAGATGTTTTTCGGGTTAAATCAGCGTATTTGCGAAAATATTTACAGAACGCCCTGAAATTATCCGGTCTTACGCAAAAAGATGTCGACCGACACCTTGGGAATTATATGAGTAGGCATTATTTTGGCGAATCTCAATGGATGTTGCCAACCTCTGAACAATACGAGAAGTTGCAAGAAATTTTACCGGCGTTAACTATTCCGTGGGCGTCCTTAAACGAAAGTCTGCAAAGTCTGGAAAGACTGCAAAGTCTGCAAAGTCTGGGAAGTCTGCAAAGTCTGGAAAGTCTGCAAAGACTGCAAAGACTGCAAAGACTGGAAAGACTGGAAAGTCTGCAAAGTCTGGAAAGACTGAAACTGTCCCGAAAGGATTACAGCGATGTTGCTATACCGCCGGGCGCGACGGTATACTGCGACCCGCCGTATGCTAACACGACGGGGTATATCGACGATTTCGACCATGAACGATTTTATAGATGGCTGCGGAGCATGGAATTCCCGGTGTTCGTTTCGGAATATTCCATGCCGGACGACTTTATATGCTTTGCGAGTATTGACAAAGCATGCACCTATTCATCATCAAAAACGATAAAACGCGTAGAAAAGATGTTCGTACACGAGCGGTGGGCGGATGCTGTGAGGCGTCCGGATGATAATGTTCAGGGGCGGCTGTTCTAATCCTCCCTGCGTCGCAATAGTATTACCGCCATAGTAGTATTGTCGGCTGGCGTCCTATCTACGAATAACCCCTAAAAGTAAGAAATTATGGATGACATTACCCGCGTCTGCCGCAAATGCGGGCAGGAAAAGCCGTTGAGCGAGTTTGTAAAAGATAAGACATGCGCATTAGGTTATAGCCATACTTGCAAACAATGCAATGCGGAAAGGAACCGCAAGTGGCGCGCTGCCAATCCCGAGAAGGCGCGGGAATATAAACGCAAACGATACGCTGCCAATCCCGAGAAGGTGCGGGAATATAACCGCAAGTGGTGCGCTGCCAATCCCGAGAAGGCGCGGGAATATAAACGCAAACGATACGCTGCCAATCCCGAGAAGGCGCGGGAAAGGAACCGCAAGTGGCGCGCTGCCAATCCCGAGAAGATACGGGAATATAAACGCAAACGATACGCTGCCAATCCCGAGAAGGTGCGGGAATATAACCGCAAGTGGTGCGCTGCCAATCCCGAGAAGGTGCTGGAATATAAACGCAAACGATACGCTGCCAATCCCGAGAAGGCGCGGGAATATAAACGCAAACGATACGCTGCCAATCCCGAGAAGGTGCTGGAATATAACCGCAAGTGGCGCGAGATATTGCCTGACGGTTATTTAAGGAGTCAACTAAAACAACGCAACCTCCCAGTAACCCCAGAAACAATCGAATACAAACGTATTCAACTAAAGCTATACCGAGAAATCAAAAAACAACAAAACGATGAAAGAGATTAAGAACATCCGGGAATTGACGGCCGATTTGGGCCGCGTGTATGCAGAGCTTCGAGCACGAGAGATCGAGACCAAAGAGGCATCGGAGATTGCTAACATTGCGGGTAAGATCATCAACGGCGCAAAGGCTGAAATGATGTACCGAATCGCCCGTAAGGAGACGCCGTCGATACCTTTTTTCGATGCCGATGGCAAATAATTTTGCAGATTCGAAATGATTTTCTACCTTTGCTGTCGCGAGATCGATACCTTTGGTATCAACAAAGAACATATCTAACGCTTTATAAAGCGTTGTCCCTTGTCCACTTTCGGTTATACCGAGGGTGTCGGTCTCGCAAACTTGACTGGGGCAACGCCTTTTTTATTGCCCTTTACATATTAATTTAAACTTTTAACTGACAATGCGAGACCAAGTTAAAAGTGGTACCCGGGTAAATAACACCCAGACCACACCGCGCGCAAAGAAAAGCCGCACCGTATTCTATCGTTGCCACCTCAAGGCAACACGACCGATGTTCTCTTCGGACAAAGTCGATTACACTGATGTTATCCGCGCTGCCTGCGAGGAACACGCCCTTGGCTGTTTCCTGGCTCGGTTCCGCATTATGTATCCGGCCTATACTGTCGTTGTCGGCACCATACTCGTAAGCCGGGTATTCCCTCCCAAAGTCAAACATTAAACCGCTGAATTATGGCAAGCCTTGTAACCTTGCTGCTGTGGATGTTGCCCATAGCCGCAGTTTTCGGCGTCGTCTACTCTGACAAGCGCATCTACGATACCGTAGACGCTATTCTGAACCGTGTCTTTGAAAAATTCGATTAGCCATGAACGCGCAATATCACATTACAACAACATCCCCGGCCCTCCCGGTTACAGAGGAGTTGGTGGACATCCCGAGCGAATATATTACGGGCAACGTCAAAAAGCGTCCGACACTTAACGAATTCACATTGTCTGACAAGTCAATGAAGCTGCTCTTCAAAATGTTCGCCGCTTTTTTCGAACATAAGACACCCGGAGATGCCCAAGATTCAGATCGAGGCCAGTATTATACCTACGGGGATGTCGACGGATTCACTTTCGAAGTGGACTGGGGTGTATTTCACATCACCGTGGAGCGTCGTTACCTATGGGACGATCTGTTGAGCGCCCCCGATGAGGGGTTCACGGTTACAGAAGTATGGGACACGATCTATGATTGTTCCCGTCCGTGCCTGGCAAAACGAATGAACGATTACGCAAAACGAAACAACTTATAATATTATGAGAACACGTATTGAAGTCAGAAGCCGTGCTACTGGCAAGCTGATCACCAGCCATGAGGAGAGCCGCCGCATGACGGCCAAAGAAATCGAAGAGGCAAAACGGGATTGCATGCGAAATCTCGATCCTTCGAAAGTCACATCACCGGAAGTAACCTATATCGAAGATTAGCTATGGAAGCAAAAACCGAATTGCAGACATTAAGCGCTGATCAAATCGCGCTGTTGTCTCAACGCCTTCCGGATGAAGCGGTCACGCCTCATCCGACAAAGAAATTCCTCTCGTCGATTAAATCCATCTATGTTACCGAACGCCTGAACGAAGTGTTCGGGGTCGGGCGCTGGCGCATCGAGACGGAGGTCGTGGAGAAGCATGAGCGCATGGTCGTCGTGAAGCTCAAATTCTCCATCCCAAACTATGGCATCTACTACGAGTGCTACGGAGGCAACGACAACTCGGATCTCGGTGACGCTTACAAGGGAGCCACTACGGATGCGATTACCAAGGTGGCGTCGTGGCTGGGAATCGGTGCTGACGTATTCAAAGGTAAATATACGAACGGTTCGGCTCCGAAATCTACGCAGCGCCCCCAGAACGCGAAAGCCACGGCTACTGCTCCAGTAACTCCGGCCCGCAAGCGCATCACTATGGAACACCTGGACAACTCCATTACCTGCGATCAGCTGATGAAATGGATGTATGGATTTCTCACTACAGTAAACTATGCCGCAGATTTCGACGCCGGAGCGCGATTGCTGAAATCATACGATGCCGATGCGGAAGTCGTCGATCGCTTCTCGGCGCTCTTTGAATCATACCGTCAGGCTCGGAAAAATGCGAAGTGATATGGAGACACAGGCAACATTGATTCGGGAAACGGCGTCTGCCTCCGAGCTGGCCGCCCGGGCTATCTCCTCGGTTGTAAACGGGGAGGTAGACCCGATCACGGCCCATATCAACATCAGCCGTATGGAAAAGGCCATAGCCCTCTACAAGGATAACGTTGATGTGCGAGACATCACGCTGCGGGAGTTATCCAAATACGGTAAGAAACAGACGTTCGGCGACTGTGTGCTGGAAGAGTGCGAATCCGGCGTCAAATACGATTATTCGATGTGCGGCGATAGCAAGCTGGCGGATATGTACGCCACGCTGGAAGCCCTGAAAGCCGACATCAAAGAACGGGAAACGATGTTGAAGCACATACCGTCATCTGGGGTTGCAGACCCCGATACTGGCGTGGTGATGTTCCCGCCGGCTCGGAGCAGCAAAACAGTAATTAAGACAACTTTCAAAAAACAATAGGAATAATGGCAGAACTTATCAATGTGTCGTTGTGTGTCAGCGACATTCCCAGGGACAAGATTTTCGTTGCTGAAAACGGCAAGAAGTACATTTCTATTTGTGTTTCGGAACTCCGCGAGGCTGATCAGTACGAGAACACGCACTGTGTGTTCATGCGTCAGTCCAAGGAGGAGCGCGAGCGCAAGGACAAACGAGTGTATGTAGGCCGGGGTAAGTCAGTGGTATTTCGCCCGGCGGAGCCGACGCCCGATCAAGTTGCGGATTTGCCGGTCGCCGAGAACGTGGATGACCTCCCTTTCTGATGTAGTGCCGTATGGTTTACGATCTGAACACCGACATCGACCGGGAGCGCTTCAAGCGACGTGCAAACGCCCTTATGGCGCGACGGGCCGTTGTCGAGTGTTCGGAGCGTAAGCCCAGGCGGTCATCGCCCCAAAACAGGTATTTGCACGCCTTACTCGGCGAATTCGCAATGCAGACAGGGTGCACACTGTCGTACGTGAAAACGGAGTATTTCAAGAGGTTTTGCAATCCGGAGTTGTTCGTGCGTGTCGAGTTCGACGAACTGATGCACAAAGAGATTGAAAGGCTCCGCTCGAGCCGGGACCTCGACACCGGAGAGATGACAACGGCAATAGAGCGTTTCCGTAACTGGGCGGCCGTGGAGGCCGGGATAGACCTGCCATCGCCTGGCGAGGCGGAGTGGATAGGCTTCATCGAAAGGGAGATGCAACACCAGCAAATATGGCTATGATATGGCAAGAATACGAACTATAAAGCCACAATTTTGGGATGACGCGAAAATAGGCCGAATCCCTCGTGACGCCCGTCTGCTATATATAGGTCTTTGGACCTTTGCGGACGATTTGGGTGTGGTGATCGCCGATCCCGTTTGGCTAAAATCAAAAATATTTCCTTACGACAGAATACAGATCCAACAACTGGAGGCGTGGTTAGGGTTGCTCGAGAAGACCGGTTTTATTAGTCTTCTCTCCGTCAAATCGGAGAGTTTCTATTATCTTCCTACTTTCTCCCGTCACCAAATAATCAATCGACCTAATTTGGACGATGTAAACATCGATAAGAAGCTATTAGACAATATTTTAGCTAAATTCACTGATCAATCAGTGATCAATCATGGATCAATCAGTGATCAATCAGTGACTATAATAGGAGAGGAAAAGGATAGGGATAGTAGTACCCCCTATAATCCCCCTAAGGGGGAAATCGGCTCTCCGGACTCTGACGATGAATCCGTAGAAAACGGACCAGAGAAAAAGAAAAGTTGCGGCAAAAGAAAAGAGGCTGATTTATCCTTCGTCGAACCTTCGTTCCAGCCAGTAATGGCGGAATGGCTTGCTTACAAGTCTGAACGCGGGCAGACCTATCGGCAGCAGGGATTAAAGGCTTGTTATTCCAAATTGCGGGAACTTTCAAACGGGGATCCGGACATTGCCCGTAAGATCATCCGACAATCTATGGCAAATAACTGGGCGGGGTTATTCCCGCTGAAAACGACAAATGACTATGGACGAAGTGCAAAGAATCAACCCCCAGGCCCTGATGAGCTCGCTCGGGCCGTCGCCGAGGGAATCTCTCGCGCTCACACTCGCCAAGAGTGGGAGTGAGGAAGTATCCGTACTTGCAGGGCCTCCGGCATCGGCGGCACATATCGCCACGGTGGTGCATAAGCTGTCCGTATGTTTTCCGGATATGTCGAGCGAATTCTTCTCTATCCTTGCCGAGCGTATCGGGAAGACGGGAATGAGCGGGAAGCGGCTGGAATATGCCCTGAACAGGGTGCTGGACACGTTCACGTACAAACGGCTGACGATCGCCGACATCTTGGGCATCGATGTGAAATGTCGGATTCTGACGTATTCCGCGATGTGCAATGAGGTGGCCCGGAACGGCGGCAGCACGGACGATTATGCTCCGATACGCATTAGCGGGGCCGAGAAGCCCGGATGGGTGCTCAAAGGAGACAAGGCGCGGTATAATATCCCGGGCGAGTTATAATAATCACCATGACACGACACATCGAATCACACCTGCAACGAATGTGCGTCAGCTGGTTTCGACTCCAATACCCGGACATCGGGAAGCTCCTGTTCGCCGTACCGAACGGCGGCGCCCGGGGCCGCACGGAAGCCGCGATAATGAAAGCCGAGGGCGTAACGGCAGGCGTTACCGACCTTATCCTGCTGCTCGGACGTGGAGGCTTCAACGCCCTATGTATCGAAATGAAGACTCCCGACCGACGTTCCGTCCTATCGGACGCGCAAATCGAATGGCGTTCACTCGCAATCACGAACGGGAACAGACACGTCGTCTGCCGGACGATCGAGGAATTCCAGTCGGAAATACGTTGGTATTTAACAATGTGACACAACAACCATGAACAAAGAGATTAAAATATCGATCAAGAGCCGCTGGACAGGTTCTATCCTTTTCGAGTATTCGAGCGTTGGCAATACGCTTGCCAAAACGGTAACGGAGGCCTTGAAAGGCGGAGCCAACCTGCGCGGAGCCGACCTGCGCGGAGCCGACCTGTACGGAGCCGACCTGCGCGAAGCCGTCCTGCGCGGAGCCGACCTGTACGGAGCCGACC